GTAGGCCTGTTACTGTTGTGTTACGTGCAAAGACCCTACTTAGACCGAACACAATTTGTGAGCGATCCAATGGACCTTCTGACATTCCCGGTGCTGACATATTAGTTATTGTGTGATTAGACTTGATAAGTCTCAAATCATCCTCGGTTAATCGCTCTTGAGAGAAGATATCGTAGCAGATGAAAATATCCTCGTTACCTGAGTATGTGTAAACACCGGGATCTTGGACTTTAGCATCTATGATCGCCAAGGTAAGATCGTCTAATTCATAGCCTGACAAATCAAAGTAACTTTCATTGTAAGCCATTGCCTTATCATCGACGCCCTTCCATTGTGATTCATAACTAGCAAAGTTCGCCCATAGACTAGGTACAGATGGTGAGGGATTCAATGAATAGAACATATATGCTGGTTCAACTTGCAGAGTGAGTGTACGAATTCCAGTAAGCGCTCTAGTTGAGGTAGAAGATTTCACAGCCATTGTATCACATTCCTTTTTTCAACTTATGAGCTAGTTTCATTATTCTGGATTGATTCCATCCTTTCCGCAACTTTCCTGCACTTGTCCTACCTTTCCGGTTGGCTTCTTCCAGCGCACGAGCCATTCTTGGATCTTTCTTGCGAGGTTTCCTAGCCTTCTTTGTAGGTGAAGGAGAACCGAGGTCAGCACCAATATCACGACGTGCAGTCCCCAGAGCGGCTCTGTAACCGGCGTCGTAACCTCTTTCCCAGTCAGATGACACTGATGTCACCTTCAGTTGTCAGAAGCAGTGCTCTGGATTGCAATAGCCATCCAATCTTTAGTACCGAGTTTAACAACTCGACAGCGGATTCTACAAGTAACTGATACATCTTGTGCACCAACTGCGCCACTGTTGTTACCAGCGACCAGATATAGGGTGTCATTGACTACCATGAAGGCCTCGCTAAGATTAGCAGGACCGAAGTTGTCAGGGTAAAGATCGGAGGTATGTGATGCAATGCAATTAGGAACATCAAGGTTGAGAACTCCACTGGCGATAAGAGACTGATCGTCAGCGATGATAAGCGTGGTGCTAGGGTTTAGATCGGTAACTTGTGCGCCGATTGCACCGCTTGCAGCTAGTAATTCATCAGCTGCACCGTTACCATCTGCGGTTTGGTAAATGAAGTCTACAGATTCTACAGCTACAGCTTGACCGGTGGGGACGTTTACGTACGCACCAAGATCAATAGTAGATTGTACTCTTACGCCGGCTATTGAGCCAGCAGGGAGTAAAGCCGTGTCAGTCAGATAAAATGAGCCAGTCTTAGAAGTTGCCATAGTGTGTCCATACAAACCCGGTGTATAAATTACACTGCCCCAGTTAACGGATTAATCTTCTCTACAATCTTGGACACGTTGGGCCGTCCTCCAATAGTCATTAACACCACCACCCCCACCGACTTTCATCCCTATTTCTAATTTCGGGGCGCTAGCCCCAACCTTTTTGCGGAATATACATATATGATTGAGTGTTACCTAGTAAATATGAGACAAAAACTCATCACATTATGCCCGACTACGATGGAATTGGCCATGAAGAAGCCGAACTTTAGTTACTGGGTGCGAGAACAGCTCTTGAAAGAAACCAGAAAGAATAAGAAGATGTGGGAAGATGAATGGGAAAGACCTCACAAAGAGTATGTGATCAAAAACAATGAGGTGGAAGAATGAAAGGAAGTCATCACGAAAGCGTGTATAATAAAGCAGGAAATAAAATTGGACATTTGAGAATTACGAATGATGGGGAAATATATTCCGCATGGATACACAAACAATTTCTAAAAATAGAACAAAAATCTCCATTCATAACAAAACTAATTCAAGGTGAAGAAGAATGAAATGTTTCACATGTGGATCGCTTTGTCGAACCAACTACATTTTAGATTATGCCGAAGGCAGAGAAGATAAGATTCTTGCAGTTCAAAAGGTCTGCAATGAATGTGGTTGGAAGAGTTATCCAACTAAGATTCCAGAAAAGTTCACCGCTGGTGCCTGATTACTGGGGAAGATACTCCTCTTCGGGTGCTAGCCAGAACGCCCAGCTTGGAACCTTAGGGAGTGGTGATCGCATGAGCACGTATTTCACAGCGATTTCGTGGAGATCGTCTTTGATTATTTTCTCCGCTATCTGATGATGCGCGGGTGTTTGGAAATCAAATCGTTCATACCAATACTTACCAGACCAATTACTCTGAGGTGACCGCGTCGAATCCGAACGATCACGCTTTGTAGGAATTCCTTTTGCTCCTTCTTTCCCAGCACCTTGGGTAATTGGGATATTAATATCAATTGCTTGTCCAGAAAATTTCCATTCCCAGTCTGGGTCAAACATCAGCAAGGCGTTTGGTTTTTCATCCGCAACCTCTGGTTCTTCCATGACCACATTAGCAGTAACGCCACCTAAAGGTATGGTTACGTTATCTTCTAGTCTATCTTTAATGGATAGTAGGTAGCGCGTGTTATCCATCTTAATCCCTGAGAGATAATTCGTAGCTACGTTTCAACCGCATCATATATGGAAGATCGTCTTCTTGAACTACCTGCGCAATTAGAACAAAAGTACTGGCAGGAATAAGTAACTTATCTGCATCTGCTGGAGTCTGTAAGAATACAACGATTCTATACGCCCATAACTTCTGCACAGCTGTAGGATTGCCACTACCGAATCTTACGGTCCTAGTGTTAAGCATCAGCGTTTGTAGGCCTGTTACTGTTGTGTTACGTGCAAAGACCCTACTTAGACC